ACCGGATGTGGCGAAATCGAATCGAAGGCTTCTACGTCCACCGGCTCGTTTCCGGTCGTAGCTAAGCCGCATCCTCTCAAGACCCAGACCTACATGGCGGTCTTCCCTGAGGGGACCAATCTCATGCAGGTTGTCGGCGAAGACGCCGACGACACTGTTCAAGTGGCGATAGAGGGCGAGTACATTCCGCGTGAGATGTGGAAGCACATCAAGCCTAAGAACGGAACCCAGATATCCATCGTGAGGTATCCGGAAGGCCGAACTGTCAAGAAGATCATAGGCATCATCCTCCTCGTCATCATCGCCATTTACGCTCCGTACCTGCTGAGTTACATGTACGCGGCGTTCGGCGTGTGGGGCGCGGTCGCCGCTATCGGTATCACTCTTCTGGCCACGATGGCGGCCTACGCCCTCATACCGCCTCCGACCATGCCCCGTATGTCAGGTGGCGAAGGAGCTGAATTTAACCGCCTTAACGCCATCACAGGTACGTCCAATCAGGCCACACCTTACGGCACCATACCGATGGTGATAGGCGAGTGTCGGTACTATCCGACACTGGCCGCTAACCCTTACACGGAGATCCTTGGCGATCAGCAGTACCTTCGCATGCTCTTCGATCTGGGCTACGGCGATCTGGAGATATCCGACATCAAGATCGGCGAGACTCCAATCGAGGCCTTCGATGACGTGGAGTACGAGATATCACTGACTCCTGACCTGTTCACGGACGACATATTCGAGATCAGCACCGGCGAATCGTTCAACGCCGGTGATGTCGTGATAAAGACGACTCAGACTCTCACCGACGAAGTCGCCATAGACATCGTGTTTCCTGGTGGACTCTTCGGCGTGGACAAGAAGGGCAATACCACTAGAGCCACCACAGCGTTCAACCTAGAGTTCCGAGCTGTGGGAGCGACGGGTCCATGGCAGGCCGTGGCATATCTTCCGGCCACAGATTTCACCATCTCCACTTACAGCTGCATCGCGCTGGGTGGCCAGTTCCAGGTGAATTCGAGTGCCAGAAAGACGGTCAGACTGGGCGTCAGGTGGAAGGTTCCCAAGGGTCAGTACGACATTCGTATGTCTAGATTCGCTACGTCGTACGCCGTGGGTACAGAGTCCTCCACTCGCTTCGATACCGCCCAACTCGCTACGTTCAGGAGCATCAAGCACACGAATCCAAGCAAGACTGGCACGCTCAAACTGGCACTCAGAATCAAGGCCACTGATCAGCTCAACGGCGTCATAAATCAGCTTTCGGTTCTGGGTCAGCAGAAGATCAGAGTCTACGACCCTGTGGAGGAGGAATGGCTGCCGCCTGCGGTCAACACAAATCCTGCTTGGATATATCACTGGCTATTGACCACGTGTCCAGGCGTGGCCCAGCTCGTGTCCGATTCGAGAGTCGATCTTCCGGCGTTCATAGCTTGGGCGCAGGACTGCGAGGACAAGGATTTCACAGCGAAGGGCATAATCGATAAGGCTATACCTAGCGGAGAGCTGTTCCGAATGGTTCTCGCCGCCGGTCGAGCCTCGTTCGCCATGCGAGACGGAATGTATTCCGTCCTGTATGACCGAGACGGATTGACGCCTGTTCAGCACTTTTCCCCGGCTAACAGCAAGGACTTTAGCGGCCAGCGCATGTTCATCGATCTACCTCATGGCCTGAGGGTTAGATTCCAGAACCCTGCTCTGAATTGGCAGGAGGACGAGATAATCGTCCTTGACGACGGATACACATTCAACGGCTTGAACGCTAGAGGGGTGGCCTCTTCGGACCCTGCGGCTGAGAAGTTCGAAACTCTCAATGTGCCGTACGTAACCGAACCTAAAGCGGCTTGGCAGTTGGCCAGATATCACCTCGCTCAGGCCAAATTCAGACCGAATATCTATTCGTGGGTCGCAGACGTCGAACATCTGATCTGCACCCGAGGTGATCTCGTGTACATGGTACACGATGTGGTTGATTGGGGCGCCGGGTTTGGTCTGGTCAAGGACACGGGTGGCGCGGGCAGCTACGTGGATCAGATATTCACGGCTGAACCGATAACTGTGGAGGCGGGCCAGGTCTATTCGGTGCGAGTCAGGACGAAGCATAATCAGTCGTACATAAGCGTCGTATCCAGCATCACCGGGGATGGCCATATCCTGAACCTGGCTACCCCCATGCCTAACACCGTTGAGATGGGAGATCTTTACATTGTTGGCCAAACTTCCAAAGCGATAAAACAGCTTCTCGTTACGAAGATCGAACCTTCGGCTGATCTGAACGCCACTATTCAGGCCGTAGAGTACGATCCGTTGGTTCAGAGCTACGATGATGATCCGCCACCCACTTTCACATCTTCCATCTCTGGCACGCTGATATTGGAGCCACCTCCGCCACCAAATCTGTTTGCGGCTTTCTCAGACGAAAATACGGTTCCTCCGACTGACGGAGGCGGCTGGGAGCCTAACATCAACGTAGGTCTTGGACCTGGTCGGAGTGGCTACATGCACCCAGGTTCTCCGTGGAAAAACCCCTGGCTTGGATATAGATTCACATGAGCGGACCTATCGCTTACTACGAAATTCGCTGGAGACCTGACGACTCGGATGGCGAGTGGATCGTCATGACCGCGCCGGCTGACTCCACGAACGTTTCGATCAAGGGCGTGGATAGGTCCAAGGTCTACGTGATTCAAGCCCGATCTGTAGGCCCGAGTGGTCTCAAGAGCGTCTGGGTCGACATAAGTCACACGGTGGCTTCGAACAACTATTGTCAAGTTCCTCAGAGCATGGACGCTGACGGAATGGCCGATGGTGTCAGGCTCATGTGGACCTTTCCAAAGCCCTTGCATGCAGACATAGACGTTTGCATCGAGCGAGGTACTTCGGCCGTTGGACCTTTCACAGAGGTGGCTCAGGTTCGATCGGATTACGTGGTTATCCAGGAGCTGGTGGACGGGACGTTCTACTACCGTGCTCGGACCAAGAACTTCCGTGAACAGTACTCGGGTTACAGCTCCGTGGTGTCTGGCAGTCCTCTGACCACGGCCGAACTTCAGGCTTCCATCGCAGATGCGATATCTGCGGCTGAGGCCGCTCAAGATACGGCCGACGGAAAGATCGACTCGTTCTTTCAGCCCTCCCCGCCATCCGGAGCCAGTCTGGGCGACCTGTGGTTCGATACGGACGATAACAACAAGATCTATAGGTACAACGGGTCTTCGTGGGTCGTTTCTCAGGATACTGGGATTCCGCTTGCCATAGCCAACGCCGCCGGGGCTCAGGCTACAGCCGATTCCAAGGTCCGGACGTTCTACACTAACACCACGCCTACGGCCACCGGTCTGGGCGATCTGTGGTACAACACAAGCACTAAATCCGTATTCAGATGGGATGGTGCTGCGTGGTTGAAGATATCTGAAGTCGCTAGCGCGGTGACCAACGACTTCGTAGTCAATGGAAACTTCGCTCAGAATTTCGAATATTGGACAGCACAGGCCCAATGGTCTAACTCCACTGTATCAGGTTTTTTGAGCCAGAATCACGCAGCCGCCACTGGATCGGTGGCCACGCCTGATTCCAGGATCACTTGTGACAGGGTGTTTACTGTGCTTCCAGGTGAAGCCTACGTGCTGTCTACCCTCTGCATAGCCACTAATTCGCCTAATGGCTCACTCAAGATAGGTCTGATATTCCTAGATTCTAGTGGGGCTCAGGTGGGATTTGATGAGGTCGAACTGGGTGTAACATCTGCCTGGACTCGTAGAAAGGGCGTTATAACCATCCCATCTAGCGGTGTAGTGGCGGCCCGTGTAACCATAGTCAGATATGGTCATACCACTGGCGAATATCGAGTTTACGACGTAAAGGTCACCCGTCTAGCGGCGGATGCTTCGGAGATTTTGGTAGGCATTGGTAAAAATCTGATACCTAATTCGGAATTTGGCGGAAGAACTGGTTCGTACTCTCCTTGGGCAAATACTTGGAATCCGGCCGGAGGCATTTTTACTATCGGTAACAAATTGACAGGCATAGGGGGAGGCTCGGCCTGGACTGTAGATGGAGATTACGGGCAGCTCTCCATAGTCAGAGGAGCGAGAGGAACCGGAACTCCAGCCGTATATGATCTGTCCAATAATCCTACGGCCAATATTCCTGTAATTCCTGGTGCCAGATATGAGTTTTATATATTCATGGCTCTTCATCGGTGCCAGGCCGGAATAGTGGTTGGCTGGTTCGATGAGTCTGGAAATTACATATCTGAAGTTGGTACTGCCTGGTATGGCCCTGGTGGAGGTTTGACAGTAGGTACAGGCGGTAAAAACCTATCAAACTACACTCAAGTGGGTGGATTCGCTATCGCGCCGCCCAACGCGAGAACGGCTCGTTTCTGGATACGAAGGGCTGACACTAACGTCGGCGAGGCAGATTCGTACTCCTGGTTTATCAGACCGTTCTTTGGTCGAGCGGGCTTGAACCAATCGTTGTACAGTGAATATAATCCTGGACCGAATCTGGATGCCGACGGAATAGGTACAGGGGCCCAAGCCGGTGTAGTATCCGTAACGGATCTCTACAACGATGGTGGTCTGGCTAGGAGATTGGGCCTCAGAGTTGGTGGCTCTGGTCATCGCCTGGGTAACCAGCGTAACAACGTCCGGAGCTCTACTTCGGCGTACGGCATGGTGCGAGACTCTACGGCCCTTAGCGCCACCAGTGCCGGCGCAGTTACGGTCAACGCTCATACCTGCAAGTACGGCGGCTATTCGGTTCTTTACAACGCTGTGTCCAACGCGATCACCGGACTGACTCAGTACGTCACGTAAGTGATCTACTGCTTTGACGCTGATCTGTCGGGTGGAACCAAGACGTACTACGCTGGTACCAATCCTGACGCAGTGATGAGCATATCCGACGATGTGTACGTTGTTGGCCAGATTCTCATACCCACATCTGGTACCAGCTCTGGCGGCCAGGGAGGTAACGGTTCAGGCCCTGGGAACTGGTGCGTGGACGTTAACTCGTATCTCCCAGATGGTACGCTGGCAGGTATGGCTCATAAGAACTTCATGCTGCCGTGTTACAACAACGATCCCATCAATCCGAATATAGTCCATCTGCCTATCGTCGCTAATCGCGAAGGTGAATCCGAATGCCTCCGTCTGGTCACGGAGTCCGGCGCGTCTGTGGTGGCCAGCGTAACGACACCTATGACCTTGGAAAACGGCCAGTGCGTTCTGTTGCCTGACATGATGCACAGAAAAGCCCTGGTTTACAGACTCGATGGTTCTTTCAGGTGGGAGTACGTCGTTAAGCTTGAATCTGTCGGATCTAGGCCTGTGGCCAAGATAAGCGTAAGAGACCAGTGCTACTTCTCCGGCGAAACCATGGACGCGTTCATCGCCACTCACAATATCGGAACGGTCAAACCCTGAGGACAGTACCATGTACGAAAGATTTCCCGATCAGCCAAACAATCAGAAAGCCGTTCAGTATTTGCTGGGCGATGGCCACTACGCTCGAGTGATCCTGGAGGTCCAGCAGCGCAAATCCGATCGAGTGGAGGTGGAGGCTCAGGCTTTCCAGATCGACGCCGACGGAGCCTTCATAGCGGCTCCCTCTGGAGCAGCCTCCAGGACGTCTGGCACGACCCATGTCATATCGACGTCCGGAGTGGCTACCGGCACCCATGTGCTCAAGCCGGGTTGGGTCCGAGTGGTAGGGGACTACAACTTCGAAACGGTTCCGGAGGACGTTCCGAGAGTGTCTGCCAAGCCTTCCGAGCCAGGCGAAATCGATGCCAGAGCATTCGACGAAGTGGCCGGCATCCTGTATCGTTTCGATATGGGCGAACTGGAGCGCATTCGTCAAGGCAAATGCGAAGAGCTGAAGGCCATCATCAACCAATCTTCGGCTCTGGCCGAACTTGACATCTGAGGAGAGGATCGATGAAAAGCGTATTTCTCTCCGCTGGTCACTCCGAAGTCGATCCAGGAGTCGTGGTCGGCCGAAGACGTGAAGCGGACATAGCTGTCGAAGCGAGAAACATGGTCGGCTTCTACCTGGCTCAAGCCAACGTGGTCTTCGAAACGGACGGAACCGGCACTGCGAACCTTCCGCTCAAGCAGGCGGCAGCCAGGGCTCGTCGACACCCGATCGGGCTGGAGTTCCACTGTAACGGATCCACGAACAGACTGGCCACGGGGTGTGAGGTTTTGTCGGCTCCAGACGATGTTCGACTGTCGGCCGACGTCAGTCGAGCCATATCCACCAGTTTGAACATTCGCGACAGAGGTGCCAAACCTGAAAATGCCGGCCAGCACCATCGTCTGGCGTTCGTTCAGGCCGGAGGAATCATCGTCGAGATGTTCTTCCTGACCAACCCTCTCGATCTGGCTCAATACGATGAAAGGAAGTGGCTGATGGCGAAGTCCATCGCCGATGTGATCATTAAGGCCTGCAGGAGTTGAGGCTACAACTGGGAGAGGGGGAATGAAGTTCGACGCGCTTGATCTTATCGCAAAAGTATGGGCGATGTCGGCTGTAGCCGCTCCGTCCATCGTCACCACTATTTCTCCCAACATCACATCCGGATACATTGGTTCTCCGGTCAATGTGATAGTGGCATGCGCCGCAGGGGCTTACGCGTCGTTCAGCTGGGGCGACCCTGTGACGCCCAGATCCAAGATGTTCAGGTTGTGGCTTTCCTGTTTGATAATGGGCGCGGCTTTTACGGGCCTCACGTCCTGGGGCATCGAGCATTTCATGAAAGCCACGCTGACCGATGGAGCGCAAGCTGGATTGGGAGCAGTAGTTTCGTGGTCGACGAAATTCTGGCTGCCATGGCTGGCCGAAAGGCTGAAGAGTGGTGACTGGGTCAACTTGATACCAATTTTTCGCAAGAAATCCGGAGAGTGACATGTCCAACCTGATGCTCGCAGTAAGTACCTTGGCCCTGATTCTGGTATCTATCACCATGCTGGCCAGGGCCAACGATCTTCGCTGGCGAAAAGGACTCGCCTGGAATTTTCGCCTGCTGGGATTCGTCTTCACAGGATTCGCGCCGTTCGGCATAATCGGGGGCTGGTGGACCGTAGGTCACAAGCCCGATGTGTACGAGGCATTCTTCCACGTGGGACTGGCGCTGGTGTTCATGACCACGCCACATCTCCCGCCATGGTGGAGGTGGATATCCGGGACCTCTGTAGAGGAGCATCCCAAGAGAAGGAGTACGGACTGATGAGCGCCGTAAATCCTTTCAAAGACATCAAGGTCATAATCGGCCTGATCGTCACCATCCTGATCACAGTGGCTCTCATTCTGGGAAGCCAAACGGTGATATCTTGGAAGGAGGGATACGATCAAAACCAGATCAACACTGGTAAACTCGAATCCACCTCTGGAATCATCGACGACGGAGCGAAGGCCGACGAGAATCGGGCGGAGGTCGACCAGACTGTGGCCCAGGGCCGAGACCAGTTCAATCAAGACTACGAAGGAGCAATGAGAAATGAACCTGAAACTGCTGCTCGCGCTGATCGTCCTGTTCCTGACAGCGTGCGGAAGGCATTCCGTGAGAGACGAATCGCCCGCGAGCGATCTGGATGCGCTGGTCAGCAGTGTGGAGAGGGACCTGAAGCCTCGTCTCCTCCCTAACGGCCGAGAGTACTGCGCTGAACTGTCCAGAACGGATCGAGACAAGGACGAGTGCACAGGCGATCTGGAGGATGTGGTCTTCGTCTCCAATCGGGACAAGGAGCGAGCCAAGCAGACACTCAGAACCGGTGTGCAACGGATCAAGCTCGCCAGAAATCCTTGTTCGATGTGGGAGAAGATGTTCAGAGCTGATCGGTGCAAAATCAACGAAGGAGAATGACATGTGGGTGATCGATCTGATTTTGGCAGCAGGCCTGGCCTACTGTATCAAGCACATTCGGAAACTGAACCGAATTCTTGATAGCAGGGGCGCTCCTGTGGTGGTGGTTCCACCGCCGGTCGTGCAGCCTCCGAGCAAGACTCCACGAGAGATATGCCGCGATCTCATGGATGAACACGAGCGGCGATACCATGGGAGATGACGATGACTTACCAGGAACTTCTGACCAATCTGCCTGACCAGGATGCGAGGTTGCTCGTGCTCTGGGCCATGGGCCAGAGGATATACAGCAACGAGATCGGCGAAGCCACTGTGTTCAAGAACATCCTGGACAACTCCTTCAATCAGGGCTACCTGATCAAGACGGTGGAAGGCAAGGAGCGTCGGGACGGCGTGAACTGGCAGTACTTCGAAGCGGTGGTGGCTCCTGAGGTGGCTCCGATGCTGGCCACCCTGGCTCAGGAGAGGCTCATGCTCTCCAGGCTCCCGATCAATATCTGATCAAGCATCGAGCAAGAATAAGGGCGCCGAGAGGCGCCCTTATTCTTGCTCGATGCTTGATCAGCCCTTCAAGATCTGGCCAAGGATTCTGGCCTGATGCATGGCATCATCGAGAGCATTGTGGTGAGTGCCCTCTCGACTGGGCTCTTTAATCTGAGCCCCGATCAGCTTTCGGACGGTCCGGAAGCAACGATTGTGGTAGAACATCCAGGGAATCTGACTGCCGACGGCGCTGTAGGCGTTGGCCAGGATCACGTTGTCGAAATCCGATCCATTGCCCCACAACCTAACCGACCGACTTCCAAAACCTCGGATGTAGGTCGAGAAATCCGAAAGAGCCTGGATGAGTGTGACGCTGGGGTCCGTGAAGACCCGTCTGGCTTCGTCGTTCTGCTGATTCCACCAGCGTTCCGTAGAAGCATCGGAGGTCAGACCAGCGTCTCGACAGGACGGTACGCTGATCACACGATAAAACGGATCCGAAGGCTCTCCGTCGGTCACCCGACAGGCTCCGATCGAGAGGATGATGGAGGTCGACCTGGTCCCCAAGGTCTCCAGGTCGACCATGATATTTGCGCCGGGCTTCTCTTCGATAAACATCAGTTCTTTCTCCTGTGCTTGAGCATGAGCTCGTGTTTGTTTTGACAGTGTATATCTCTGAAGGCCCCTGTGGACAATCTGTCCTTCGGAATCTCCTCTCCGCAATCCGTGCAATGAACTCCGTCGAAATCCGAAGGCGGAGATTCTCTTCGCCTCAAGACTTCGTTGATGCACTCCTGATTTCGGATATCGGCTTCGGCCGTAGCTCTGTCCAGCACGTCCGGGATTCTGTCCGCATCCATATCCAGGTCAGATATCATCTCGCCACCTCAAGGCCGTAGGTTGGAAGGGAATACCGTCGTCTGTCCAGTGCGCAAAATCCACTGTGAGCTTGCGCCCGAGGTACTTGGCCTGATTCTCCCAAACCTCAGTCTTTTCGGCCACAGAGCCAGGTGCCGAACAGTCGAACTTCGAACCATTCGGAGCCAAACACTCACATATGGCCCATCCTGTGGAGGATCGCTTGAAGCCAACCACTTCAAACTCCGCCTGATCGAACTCCTTGATCTTGAGCAGGCCTGAAGACCTGCGACCGATCTCGTAGGGTCTCCCGTCAAGTCTCAGCATCAACCCTTCGAATCCTTGAGCTCTCACCTCCCTGAACCACTTCGTGGTGTCCTCGTGCGAAGTCCATAGTCTGTAGGGGAGGGCCATGATCTCGCCAGGGTGCTCGGTAGAAACGCCCTTGAGTATAGCTGAGAGTTCGGCGTGACGATCGATGTACCGATCAGGGGAGATTATGTCGTAGACGACGTAGCTGAGCTTGAGAGTATCCGGCTGTTCTCGCTTGATCCATGAGCCAATGGTCTGCAGCTTGACACCGTGGACGTAGAGTTCCCCGTCCAGAGTGATATCCTGTGGGAGCCTGCCGGTCAAAGCGTTCAGGATGTGCTTGATGGCCGGTATGTACTTGCCCTGACGAGAGTACGCCACTGGCTTTCCTTCGTCGACCGTGATCAGGCACCTGTGACCGTCCAGCTTCTTCTGCAGAACAGCGTTTCTGTAGTCGACTGAATTCACTCGATCGATGGGGTGAGCCAGCATCGGGCGATGCAGACCCAACTGATTCGATTGGTCGTTCAGAGCTTCAAGTCGAGAAGTCTTGTAGCCCTTGTCCATCATTCTGGACACTCTCGAATTGATTCGCAGGGCGATCTGCTGCTCCAGCGTTCGACCAGACAGATTGACCTCTACCTGTTCTCTGTGAACCACCTCTGATCCACCTATCACCGTGGCGTGAGCTATCACGATGGTAGCGCCTTCCGACCATATCCTCCACGTACCGATTCCGTGGACGTGCTTCTTGTACAGTGTGATCTCGTTCACTGAATTCTCTCCGGAGATCGCCTTAGGATCTAAATCCTAAGGCGATCCGAGTAGGCGTTATTTCACAGGTTCGATGATGATCTGAACGCAGTTGGGCCGTCCATCCACGATATCCACCTTGATATCGAAATCCGAAGTAGCAACCTCCGGTGACGATATGACCAGCTTAGTATCCGGCGAAAAGTGACTCAACCCAGCGATCATCTCGCCTACGGTCATGGCGCAGACCCTGCTCACGACGGCATCCCCTGGATCCGCTTCTGCAACGCCGCGTATCCGGCCTGGTCCACCAGGCTGTCATGGTGCGTCGGGTTGTGGATGAGCCTGGCCGTCTTGAGGAGGATCATCAGCTGCGACACGTCGTAGGCCGTCAACTTCATGTCATTGATGAACGGATTGGTGTTTTCGGGGAACTTGCGATTGATGTAGACCGACCACAGTTGGGCGATCGTGTCCAGGTTGAACCGCGGATTGCCGTACGCGTGCTCCCGATCACCGTAGATGATCCTGGCCGCTTCCTCGAGCAGGTTCTCTGGCTGAACCTGGACTTCGTTGACCTGTCCGACATTGAGCTCCATGGTCTCGCCGTGGATGGTCGGACTGCCCTCCAGCATCCAGAGGAAATCCATCTCCGGAATCCGGATTTCGCCATTGTCTTCGGCCATCTCCTTCAGCTTGGCTGCGGAGTTGGCGCTCACCCGGAGGCGAAGCTCCACGTCTTGTCGACGCTTCCGGCCGACGACCAGGCAGTACTTCGATCGCTTACCACTCATGTTACCTCCAATATGCGCTCTGAACGCGCTCTGAACGTTTACTTACTTAGTGCGC